TTATTAATCGGTAAAAAGTTTTGAACTATTGTATTATGTGGTTCAAATCCAACTACCAAATTAGATAATGGTCTGTCAATGTGAACATCTCTTGCTGTTATTGCCATTTTGTTTTACCTTCCTTGTTTAAATTTTTTAACTTGATTTATAACCAGAACTTTCGACTAACAATTGGAACAAACTTCCACTAGCAACTCCTGTTATCGCTTTTCCTACGATATAATCACCGCTTGCTGCAGTAGTTCCAGTTCCAGAAGCAGTTACAGAAATCCAGCTTCCAGCAGTAATCGTTGCTCCTGCTGAACATTTGGACAAACCATTCCAAACTATTGTTGCGTGTTCGCCACTTTGAGGTTTATTTTGTACTATCCCCAAAAGTCCAGCCCCAGCTGCTACCCTTAATTTTGTTCCATTGTCGCCATCAACATACACCATTTTATATTGCATGCTTGATAAGTCTTCATTGGCTATCATTGAAATATATTGTCTTTGACTCATTGTCTTTACCTTCCTATTCTATTTATTTTCCGTAATATTCTTTCCTTAATTCTTCGTCTTCATTTAAGACAAGTTGTAAGGCTTCTGAATATTTTTTGGCTTTACCCTTCTTCATAAAGACTTTAGCCCGTCTGTCTATCTCATCTCCAGCTTTATCATAGGGTTGTCTATCAACCACTTCACCTTCTGCAGATATCTCTGCAAAATTGATCATCTTTGGAAACGATTCGACTATCTTCTGTACTAACTCAAATTGGCTTAATTCAACAGCTTTTTCTTCCACAGTATAACTGTATATCTTTTCATCAGTTGCAGATTGCATCAAGACTTCAAGTTCTTTCTCAAAAACAGGGAGTATTTTTCCCGCTTCCTTATGTCCTTGAATGAACTTATTAATCTCATTTGCTTTTTTCTCTTTGCGAGATTCTTCAAGTTTTTCAATCACCTTAGTATTTGACTCTTTTAATTCGATATTGTCATCCTCTAAAATTTTCAATTTATCTTGAAGTTCTTGGTATTCCTTTAAAGTAATACCTTGTCCTTGCTCGTCTATCATAAGGTCACTCTCCTTTGCTTGATAGTGTTTCTTGATAATGCCCTCGCCATCTGCCTTAGCATAGAGACCTTCTATGGCTTCTAAGTTAGTGATAGCTGGGATTTCAGTACCAAGTAATGCAACTGCCTTCAGGACTCTATCGAGTACTTGGTTATTGCTTTTGTAGTTCCAGTAAATTTCTGAACTTACCCGTTTATAATTACCTCGCTTAATTGCTTCATAAATCTTCTTAGGCAATTCTTTTAAATCAGCGATTAATTTACTTCCTTCTAAATATATCTTACCAACATATCCGAGTGCTGGCTCCCCATCCTGCATCTCTGGTTGATCATCATTATGTCCTAATTTAAGAGGTGGTTGGAATCCTGTTTTATCAAAATTTCCTACCATCTTTTCTAGGTCGCTAGTAGTGTATTTATCTCCATTCCAAACACCGGTTGAAAAAATCTCTACACCATCTAGGTTAAATGTCTGACTGATTGCATGTTCTTTAATCTCTGCATTTTCTTTGGCTGGCTCTGGTTTTTCCTCTTCCATTTTAACTTTAGCTTCAAGGTATTCTTCATGTGTTGGAAATGGCATATATCTTATAGCTTCTTCTTCCTCTATTGTCACCATTATTTCGTGTGAGCCCTTACCGCCCATTTCATTAGCTCGGATTTCTGCTTCTTCAGATGTTTCAAAAACATCTTCCTCCTGCATTTCCTCTACTTCTTTGACATCGTCTTCCATGTCTTACTCCTCGCCAATCGCTGGCTCAAATAATATAGGCTTTATCTTTTAGCCATTTTTTTTGCTTGAGTTTCTGTGAACTTCAGATGAGTTGCTTAGAAATTATTAAGATGCCCACATCTGGGACATTTAATCTCCGCTGCTATTAGCCCATATTGATTATATTTTGCCAGTAATTTTTGGCATTGTAAACACCTTGCTTCTGTTTTTATCATAGTAACTATGAAATCTTTAGCTTGATCTATAGTAGTTAGTGATTGCACAGATGTCATTCAGTCATCCCGCTTAGTTGGATTATCTCTTGTAGCTCTGCTTCATTTGTCCATTGCATGGGCAGGTCATCTTTAGTTATAAATATTAATATAGACCTGCAGTTAAAATGTAGGGGTGGAGTTAATTCATTCAATAGCCCCTCATCCTTTGCTCTTATAGTCGGCTCTGTTTCTGCCACTAATTCACATACTTCAGATGTCCTCTCATCTATCATCGCTGACAATTGATATCCTATGATAAATTCTTTTACATCTTTATCTTCTCCCATTTCCCTTCTTCCATAATTATAAGCCCCCAATGTTGCGGTCCTCACAAGGGTGGTCGTCCTATATGCAACGGCTAATGTCCCCGCCTCTGTTATCTCTGTCCCCGCTGCTATGTAAGGATTGAATGCTTTTTCTATTTCTATTACTGTTGCAGGGATTGATTTTCCTTTGACTAAAGAATCTAATAAAACAGTCGATAGATTGTTATTTAATATTGCTGCTATTCTTTTGACATCCAGTCTTGCTTTTGACTTAAAATATCTTTGAAATCCTGTAGTCAATATCCCTGTTCCAATTTTAGTCTTTAAGAATTTTTTAGGCAATGATTCTCTAGCCTGTTCTTTCCCTTCTTTATAAGCATCCTCATAACCAGTTTCAAATACCTTTATCAAATCCCCTTTATATTTTAGGTCGAGGTTGTCTATCGCTGTAAAATCAAACTTATTCTCATCCATCTTATTTGTGATATATGTAGTCACTGCTTCCATCTGCCTTGTCATAGTCTCTATGATATTTTCTAGAAATCTTTGTTCTAATTCGTCTATGGTGTTATTTACCTTCTTAAAATCGACTCTTTTTTCTGCCCTGTTTTTTGGCTTTCTGGGGACTTTGGTCTTATCCTTATCGAATGGTTGGCCAAATGGGTTCTTTTCTTTCATCTCTTCAATGATCTCTTCATCTGGCCTATCTATTATTTCTTTGTCAGGGTCTATTTCTTTAGATGGAAAGCTAAGATGTTCCCTTAATATATTCTCGTCTTCTAGCGTTGGAACGATTACACCTTTCTCGACTGCTGTAATAAACATTGTATTCAATACTTGTTTTTGCTCGTCAGTCATAGGATTGAATTTAAACTTAGGTAATTCTTGCACGTTGGCATAATTAAAAGCTACTAGTCTTTTTATTAACTGCTCTGCCATTACCCCATCCTCTAGGTCTAATCTTAATTTTTGGATTACCCATAGGAACACATCAAAATGAATCTTAGCCTGCGAGTATGCTCCAGTCTCGCCTTCCGCCATTAATCTATCCGGGATTAATATGCTTCTTGCTATCGTCTTATTGTAGAAATTTAGTGCTGTTTGAAAATCCCCTGTCGCATTTCTTGAAGACTCTAAAAGCCCTATGTCAAATTCGTCCATCCTGTGGGTGATCGAAGTCTTGGCGGTCAGATTATCTAATATATTTCTAAGATTATTCCTTGAGGTAGGGTCATTGGATTTATACTTTCCTAATACTGTGGGGTTAGCAAATCTTTCAAGGTAGATATTCCACATCTTGATTAAGACATCTTTGGACCAGTATCCTCTATAGGCAGGTCTTAGGTCAGATGTCCCGTACCAATTGCCAAACTCTTTTTGATAACTAAATATTAGGAATTTATTAAGCGGATATTTGGAGTCTTCCATGCCCTCTGAATATATGATGTTTTGAAGATTGGAAAATTTATCCACTTCAAATCGGTAATTATGGGGTTGTTTTGTTTTAAGGTTTTTAAGCCCTATTTTTCCCTTAAATTCCCCATGTTCAAATGTTTTAAAATTAATTTCAGTTATAGAATAGCCATAATCTAGTGCGGTTAAAATCTCCAATAGACTATCTATTATGTTTCCCTCTACTCTGTTAAAGCTATAGCGGACAAAATCTGCTATCTCTTTGTCCTTCTCATCATTGGATGCTGGGATTATCTGGTAGTTTGGAGCCAGTGTGGCGAATTTCTTGAGTGTAAGACAAGCCTTGACTTGATCGTCTACCCTCATCTGGTCGTATACATAGAATCCCTTCCTGCCGATTAAGGTATCCGGGTTGTAGGGGATGATGTCTTTTTGTCCATATAGGTTAAAGCCAGCACTGGCAAGTTCTCCCATATCTGGTTTAGTATCTGTTTTATAAGATTTTCCTGCCGAATCTACAATAGCCATCAAGAGAAGATTATATATTAAGATATATTTTTAACAATAGGAAAGGGCAGGGAAGCCGTCGGAGAAACTTTTAGGAGATAGGACTTCCCCACCCATTCAAAAGAGGTAGTGAGAATTTTAACATGTTCGGTTTTAAGTGTCCATCATGTCAAGTTCTGTCAAGTTACATGTCCCCCCGCCCATCTTGTATATCTTGTCTGACTTTTTTTGTAGCACTTTCTATGTCCTTAAAGTCAAGGACAAAGACGTTTTTGTCATTCATAAGATTTAACAAAGCTGTGCAAAGGCGAGTCGTACCAGATTCTTGTCCTTGTTTGTAGCTCTTTTCCATGGCAGTTCCTATCAGCTTCTTTATTTTTGAGTCTATATTTCCAGTCTTAACTTGTTTAGCTAACTTCTCCTTAAACTCTTTTTTGTATATTTTCATTTTGTCATCCCACCTTCTGCCATGTTCCAGTTGTATTTCTGTAAAACTAATTCCTGTACATCTTTAGAAATAATTCTTTCTGCTTCTCCTGCCTGTATTTCTTTTAAAGAATTTTTATCCATAATTTCTTTGTCCAGATTCAATTTGGCACAATAGAGAATCCTTGCCCTTTGAAATATGGTGATGTCCAGAGGATGAAATTTTGATAAATAGTCTAGGTGTATGACTATTTCTTTCTTTCTCTTTATAATATACTCTCGTTTCCAGTCTTTCATAATTGTCTCCTTTCTTCTTGTATTTCTTTTAAAGGTCTTTTCTTCCAGAATTTGTCTTTTTCTAATGGCAGATTATTGACTCTCAGATTAAACAGCTCATCTTCTGCAACATATCCTAATTCAGGATAACCTAAATCGCATAATCCAAAAAAGATTCTATTTTCTGAGTTATATTCGGTGAGGTACCAATCCCCCGTTCCATAAGGGTTAAAGACATGGACGATAACTTGGTCTCCATTTTCTGGATGTTGCCTTGCAAGTTGGCTCCATTCTTGTTTAGTAAATTTTAACTTTAACATTTTGTTTCTCCTTGCCAGTTTTTTGTGAGAACTGGCAAACTCAGATTTTTTTCTTAACTTACAACTTACCCGAAATTAAGTCATTGAAGGCTTTGGTAACTAAATTGTCTATTGACTGTTTATTTCTTAACTGCGGGACTTTCGACTTTTTAGCTTTCGACTGTTTAGCTTTTTTAATTTTTTTAGCTTTCAGCCGCTTAACTTCTTTTTGCCAAGAACCATCTTTTGTTGAATACTTCATCTTCGTTTCTCCTTGCCAGTTTTGTTGAGGTCTGGCAACTCAATTTTTCTTAAATAAATGTAAACACTTTATCCAAAATCTCTTGCAGTTGGAATAGTTTCAAGTCTTTTGTCTGTTGTAGCTAAAGACCCAGCATTATTTCCTTCGTCATCTGACATAGGAAATATTTGAACTCCATTATCAAGAATTAAGACTATAGCTTGTTTATACCAACCTAAACCCTCAACCTCAACTTCATCCATATATCTTACTCCAACTATTTTCCTATTTAAGAGGACTTTTTTAATATCCTCATTTCCTTGCCAGTTTTTTGTTTTAATATACTTCATCTTCGTTCCTCCTCGAAGTTTAAGATTAATTTTTTTTCCTTTCTTAACTTCATATTATAATTATATGATATTATAGTAACTTTGTCAATACACTATTTAAAACTAATTTAAAAAAGCTAATGATTATAGGGGTTTAGTTACTACCAAATATTCTTACTATTGGTAGTTACTATATGCTAAAATTGCTGGTTTATTGTATCCCTTTCTCCAAAGCTCTGCACCTCTCCCGCTTCATCTTCTTTTATATATAAAGGTCTCTCCATTATTCCATATCTTAGGGCATCTACTGGGTGGTCAAATCCTGTCGTGTCATAGCACTCTGGGTTTCTTCTATCTACTCCTATAGATTGCAAGGTTTGATAAGTTATCGGACAATCTTTTGTTATAAATAATCTTGGTTTTTGGATTGAATCATCTATATTTAATCTCATGTGCAATTGCTGCGTTCCTGAAATCCTGTCATTGTTTGCTTTGTGCATCAATAATTCACCCTCGAATATCTGCCCTATAGAATCCCCTGTATTTTGTCTACCCCACATAGAGGGGTCGCTTGGAGCATAAGTTGGGTCGATGTTGTGGGTTTTTTCGATCTCTTTTATAGTCTTTGCTACGACATTTGCTGACATCATTAATCCTTTATTTGTTCCATCTAAAGTTCCAATCCATTCTTTGAATACGATTAAATCTTTTTCAGAATTCTCTGCAATCCATAGGACAGCAAAGGGAGCTGTAAAACCCCAGTCGAAAGCTCGGATAATAATATCAGAAGTAGGGGTGTAGGAATCTATCAAATGATGTTCGCCTAATTGTGAAAACATAGTGCCTTCTATTTGGGCCCAGTCCCCATATCTCAGGGCTTGATACATCTTATTTCCTTGCGTCCTTAATCGAGCCTCATAAGTGGGGTCGTTCATTATAAGGTAGGGATTATCTTCTAAGGTGGCGGGAATATATAATCGTTTTAATTTAGATTCTTTATCTTCAACAATATTATATGCTCCATTATTAATAAATCTTTTTCTAACCCAATCTAAATATTGACCGATTGGAGAACCTGAACATCTTACTCGTGGGATTAATTTTGGGTTTGTCGTTCTGCATCTTGAATGAAGGTATAAATACATATCTTCCTCA